CGAAAAGCTATACCTCCTAGTGTATGTTTGTTTCCATGTGTGTTGTATGAAGTTCTTTTGCACTTTGGGAATTTTTCTTGATAAGCATAAAATTCTTCCCAACTTTTAAAATCACTTGGTAAATTTTCTGTATCATCCTCATCAATACCAACAATTACTTTTTTAACTTCGTTAGCGTTATTTAGTAGTGCATAATAAGCCATTAGCTGAAACTCACATTTCCTGCACCTGTAAGCTCAATGTATTTAAAACCATCTCCTCTATTTACTTCTGTGCCTGTAACTCCAGATCCAACTGTACATATTCTTGCTGCATCATAAAGAAGAAAAACAACACCTGATCCACCTGTTCCAGCAGCAGAATAACCACTTAAATCGTAACCTATTCCTGCTCCACCGCCACCTGATTTAGCTGTTCCATTTCTGATACTTGCGTTTGTATTATTATTTGTACCATCTCCGCCTCCATCTGTTCCCTGTGCGACATTAGTTCCAGCTCCTGCTCCTCCGCCACCACGACCAACTGAAGATCCTGTAACTGAAGAAGAAACTCCTGCACCACCATTTCCTGCTGAAACTGATGCAGATGCAGACTGACCTACTGCGGATGCTCCTCCGCCACCGCCCCCTGCGTTATAAGAGTTATTACTTTGTTCAAACCAGCCATTACCACCTTTATATCCCTGATTTGCAGTAGGTGTTGAATTATTAGGATGTGCAGAAAAATCACTTCCATTACCATTATGACTTGCCTCTCCACCGGAGCTACCTCCATTACCGGCTGCGTAGTTATTCGTGCCACCACGCCCACCGCCATCTGAAGTTATATTATGAAAAGTTGTATCATTACCATTTCCTCCTGCGTTACCACCTGCTCCAACACTTACAGCATAATTTGTTCCTACTGATAATGTTAAAGTGCTTTCAGTAGATGCACCACCTCCGGAATTTTCAGATCCTATTGATGAACGATAGCCTCCCGCGCCCCCGCCTCCCTGTATCTGGTAGCCAGAGGCATGAACATTTCCGCCGCCCCCGCCGCCTGCGATTACAAGATATTGAACAGGAAAAGGAGCTACGAAATATCTGTTAGATCCAATAAGATCGTTTACATCTTGAACAGAAAATATACCACTATTACTCGTTGAAGTTTGAGTAGGTATATTTGTTCCAATCCAGCCATAAGTATTTTTACTGATTTGCATTTTAAACCTTTATGTAATTTCTAGTATGCCAATGGTCATTTCTAAATCAGATGCTGCACCAGCCCATGCTCTTAACTGATCTGCTGCCTCTAGTACAAGTTTGCCACCTATTGGATTTACTGCACTATCTGCTGGAACAGAAAGAGTACTTACTAATGCTGCTACTGTTGAGCCATCATTGTGATCTATATTAAGATCTGCTGCATTTGTTCCATCAACATTTGCAACCTGACAATGAATTACAATAGCTGTTGTAGAGCTTGGGCATGTATATACCACAGCATCCGCACTACTTCCCAAAGCTACATTTACTGCCTTGAATGTTTCTGCCATTTTCTTCCTTTCTTATCCACTTAACGCTAATACTAATCCGATAGAAGTGCCTCCACTACTTGCTGCTGGATATAGTGATAAACTACCACTTCCACCCATACCACTATGATTTGAACAATAATAATATAATGTTTTTACAGCACCTGCTATTCCTAATGTTTCAGGAGTAATCTCAATTTGTACAAAAGCATTTGCACTACCCGGAGTTCCAGAAGTAGTAACATTAGTTGTAAATTCTGATCCTCCTCCATGTGATCCATCCGCAGTTGTTGAAAACTTTAAATTATGACCTGAAAAAGATGAATCACTTACATCAAATTTATATTTAAAACCTGTTGATAATGTCATTTGTGGGGATCTTGTACCAGCTCCTGAATCAGTACCATTTAAGAAATAAAATACATTTTGACTTCCTGATCCATCATCTGCTACTTTTACATCAAAAGCAATAGTTAATGTACTTGTTCCAGCAGTAATATTATCTAGTGCTGTTTGTGTTGCACTTGATATTGGTAGATTGTTTATTGTTGTTTTTTTTACTGCATTACTATCATCTGCATCTCCTATTAAAAGAAGATCGCTAGTTGTAGGTGTAGCAGTAGTCGCCTGATTGGGAGCGATTGAAAGAGCAATAGATCCTGATGAGCCACCACCTGATAAACCTGATGTAGAAGAAGTTGTAACAGCCTCAATATCTCCAAGTTCTGCTGCAATCCAAGCCGAGCCATTCCATGCTTTTATACGATCTGCTCCTGTATCATAGAATATTGTTCCCTCAACTTTATTTGTTAAGGCACTATTTGCTGCACTCTCTGAGCTGAATATAAAGACCAGAGAGTCTTGGATGTCTTGAAACCTAGACTCGGTTACAAGATCTCCTGTTGTCCAATCAAACCATCCACCGGCTGCCATAATTCTCCTTTATTTTTTTAAGTATAACTTATGTTTGTATCAATTCCTAACTTTGAAACTCCCAAAATCCATGCTCCGGTTTCTGCTGGAGATAGACCTATTTTCCATGTCCAAGTTTTTGTTCTTGAATCAACATTATGGCTTATGTTTTCAATAAATAAATCATAAGATTCTGTTGTACCAGATGGAGTCAAAACATTAGTTTTTACAAACGCTCCAATATCTAAACCTAAAGCCTTTGCCCATAATGAAGTATCTACTTGTGGTCTAAATGTCAAACTTGCTACTGATGTTTGTGGTATATCATTTTCAACAACTTTTTGATTTGCAATAGAAGAAACATCAGAATCCTGAATATTAAGCAAACCTGTTCTTTTTAATGTATGTGTACCAAATCTCTCCACAGAATCATCAGAAACTGCTGTTTGTTGAGATCCACCTGTCCTAGTTAATAAAACTGTATTAATAATTTTTGTATCATCATAACTAGAAACTATATCTGAATAAGGCAAATCTGATCCACCCTGCCCAAATGTAGCATCTGGTGTTGTTGTATTTGTTAACCTAAAATTACGATCTCGGAATGTAGCATTTCCATTTGCAGCAATAAAAAATGTACCATTCTCTGCTCTTTCAACAGCTTGAAGAGCTGCAAGTAGTGTATCTGTTATTGATTGTGTTTGTACTTGTAATGTACCTGTTGATATTGATTGATTTGTATAACCAAATGAATTTAAAATATTAGCTACTCTTACAGAGGATAACTCTTGAACTTGACCGAAAGCAAGTCTTGTTGTTTGTCCGAGCAATGATGTACCAAGTTTCCAACCAACTGAATCTAATGTTGCATTATGAAATAGCTTAAAAGCATCAATTACTTTTATTTTTACAACAGAATCTTGACCTGCAAGAGGATAATTTACCGGGAAAGATTCTACAAAACCTGTAAATAAAGTATATGTTGTACCAGAGTATGCAGCTTTGATTCTTAATCTTTTAAGTGGCTGAACTTTAGTTCTATTTGTTGATGAATCAAAGAAATGTGTAGTTTGATTCGGAGAAAATCTGTTATCTGAATTATCTAATTCAACAACTGCTGTTCCGGGCTGAAACTCTGTTAAGTTTGATGCTCTTCCTCTTGATATTTTAAAACTACGAAGAAAAGCAGATACATCTGTAAATGTTTGAGAAGAATCTAAAGGATTAGAATCAAAAGCAATTTCGCAAGTTAGTGTTACATCTGAATCAAAAGCTACTGACATAATTAAAAATTAGTGATAAATCCATTTGCGTTTTCTAGTCTTTGCAAAGTAGTCCTAAAAACTCTATCAACTTCTTCTCCTGCTATTTCTACTTCAACTTCATTATTAATAATAATTTCTTGATTACCATTATTTGTAAGATTTTGATTTCCTAAAGCACCGAGTAATCCCGGATCTATTGGTATGTCGGCTGGATCAGGTGTAAAATCTGATGGTGTAAATTCAATTCTTGGAATATTTGTTAATCTTTCTTGAGCATTTGCTAATCTTTCTGCTGCATCTGCAAAATTGTCAAATTCTCTAGCTCTTTCATTCAATCCCTGTAATTCAGCTATATCACTCAATACACCAAGATTTGCTGCAATAAATGGATTCAACTCTCTGTTAGCTCTAAGAAGATCCATAAAATCTTCATCTGCATTAAGTTGATTAAAAATATCTGCTTGTTCATTTAATTTTATAAATTGTTCTACTTGACCTGCAAAAGAATCTGTTGTTTCATCAACAACAGCAGATAGTTCTTTTTCTATATCTGCAAGATCTTTTTTTGCAATTCGTAATTCTTCTGATTCTCTTGTAAGTTCAAATTCAACAAGTCTTAATTTTTCTTGTGCTACTGCTAGTTCCTCACTAACATCAATACCTTTTTCTTGAAAAAATAAAAGTTCTTGAATCTGTGCTTGTAGTTCTTTCTTTTGTAATCTTTCTTCTGCTGTTGCAAGTGCCTCTCTTCTTTGTGCCTCTTCAACTCTATTTTTGGCATCTGTTAGTTCATCTTCAGCACCTGTTAGATCTTCATCTTCCCCTGTAAGCATTTCTACTAAATCAATATAAGTTTTAAGTAATGGTATAGATTTTTTTTGTAACTGTGTATCTAACTTTTCAAATGCAACTCTCTGTAAATTGCTTTCGTTTCTTGATTTTCTTTTTTCTGTGTTTAGTAAAGCCTCTGCAACTATTTTTTCTGTTGTAAGTCTATTGGCAAAAGCAAAAGCCTCATTGATAGCTCTTTGTTCTTCAGCTAATTCTCTAAAATTTTTAATTAAAAATAGTAAGCCCTCATCCATATCATTAAATCTATCAAGAGCTAAAACAAGATCAATAACAGTTGTTGCAGCATTACCAAAACCCTCAATCAAACTTGGAGCAATATCCTCTACTAATTCTCTAAATTTTGGCAATAATATTTCTAATGCTGGTATTAATTCTTTTCCTATATCCTCTCTAAGTTCCCTAAGTTCAGCTCCAACTATTCTTGATTGGTTAGCAAAAGAAAGTAAAGTACGATCCAAATCCCCTATTTGAACTGCTGCTTTTTCCTGTATCAGAGCTAGAGTAGCAAAAGCCTTTTCTTGTCGTGTGAGCATATCTGCCGAAAATTTACCTGTTTGCTCAAAAGCCTTTGTTTGTACCTCTGCCTCTGTGATTGCAATACCATAGGTTTTCAATGCCTCCCTTTCTCCAACTAAAGCTGATCTAAATGCCTGTAATACAGGCTCTGCTCCTGCTGTAATGTTTGAAAAAGATGCAACATCTGCTGCAATCTTTGTAAGTTCAATAGAAAGATCTGCTGATTCTTCTTGTGTGAATCCGATACCCTGTGCAACAGCTCCAAGAGTTGCTGTAAGTTGTTGAGCCTCTCCAACAGTAAGACCAGCTTTATTTGCAAAATCTTCTAAAAACTCTGTTGCTCTCTGTGCTGCTGTTCCAAATGTAGTTCCAAAAGCTGCTGCTGCCTCATCAGCACTCGTTGCTGCATTAACTGCCTCTTTTGAAAAATCAAATAATGCTTTACCAGCTATTAACGCTCCACCAGCTATCGCTGTTTTTTGTAACCCAGAAAGACTACTACCAAACTTTTTAGCTTTCTTTGATCCCTCTTCTGCCTCATCATTAAATAATTTAAGACCATTAGAAACTTTCTTGAATCCTCTTGCTGCTTTATTGACTCCAACTAAGTCAATAATCATCTCTAGTGTTGCACTAGCCATTATCTATTCCTTAACTTTCGTTTTGCGTTTGCCTCTGTCATTGCTTTAGTTTCTTTTTTATTCCTATCAATGTAGTATAACTTCCAAGACTCAAACTCCTGAATTGACATCTTCTTCCTTAGTTCATCAACTGTCATTCCTAGATCAAGAGCTAAACGAAACTCAAAAGCTAACTCATCATTGTTCTGGAAACTTATCGGCTATATTAGCCTGATCCTCCTTAGTCCATGCCATACACTTATAAATACCAAGTAATATTTGATCTATAACTTGTGATGTAGCATTGCTGTAAAAGTTATCAACATCATCAATAGAATCAAGCTCTGGATCTTTCAATCCTTTTAATAAAAGATACTTTTCAAACATGACATCATTTCTGATAC